GGAATACATGAAAGCGCTGGGTATCATCGGGTGCAGCACGGACAGCGGGTTGACATTGGGACATTTGCCGTGCTCCCAATGTCGACATGCCACGATGTCGCAGAGCCGTTGGGGTGGTTATTGGAATCCATTCGCACCGGTGAGCGCCTAGTATTTTTGACAGATACGAGCCGCGCCGAAGATACTTTTCCGCCGCTTGACCACATTCTGATTGAATGCAACCACATGGGAGCCGAAAGCATGGCGGATACCAACGCATATCAGGCACAGCGCATAATCGACAACCACCTGAGTTTACCGGAGTGTATCGCTTTTCTGACACACCAGGACTTGAGCCGCGTGCAGGACATCCGATTGCTCCATATAAGCCGCAGGCACGGCGACCCCGACGCTATGCGCCGGGCCGTCGCCGCGGCCACCGGAAAAAGAATCATCATTGCAGAGGAGGAAATATAATATGGCATACATTGAGCACGATCAGTTGGACGCCCAACTGAAAAAATTAGAGAATGTCTGCGCCGAAAATGGGTTTACGTATAAATTTCTTCGGGACAAGTATCCGGTAAGAATCATCATTAGCCCAGATACCAGCATGGATGGGCAAATCAGCATGCTAGATAATCCCGTGGGATACAATTCACGCGATTGCTCGATTTCGTTTGTTTTTAACGATGGCGATCTTACAGAGGATTTCGGGAAAGGCGGCGGTCTTGTTATAAAAGACAGTCTCCTTATGAGTTTTCGGAGGATTTGCAAAAAAATAAGCGCACTCTGGATGAAGGTAGTGTTTATCAATTTGTCGGAATCAAAAAAGTTAGCGAATAAAATGCAAGGCGGCGGCACGAATGACAGCATCGCGCAGGACCCCGAATTTGAGGCCATAGGAGACGGGGAAATTCTTGCCGATGAGAATGTCGAAGCCGATGGAAACAGCGCTCCTACGGCCGCACAGGCGGATGCATCGGACGATTCCGCCAGCGGCAACGATAACGAGTAAAGCGAGGACGAACAATGCCGGACGACGCCGAAAAATCAAAATACATCCCGATGTATTATTCGTACATCGAGCAGCTTGGGCTGCTGTCTCTGGAACAGGTCGGCGCTCTGGTTATGGCGCTGCTGGTGTATGGCCGGGATGGTACTCAGCCCGATTTCCCAAAGGATGGGAACGTATATATGGCATTTTCTTTTATCGCAGACAATTCGATGCGCGCTGAAATCCGCCGGCAGGAAATTGTTGAAAAGCGCCGGGAGGCCGGACGCATCAGAGCTGCATCCGCAGAAAAAGACGAAAGCGGACGCTTTGTCCAGCAAAAAGCCAGCAAAAAACCAGCACTTTCCAGCAAATCCAGCACCGACCAGCAAATCCAGCTATACAAAGACAAAGACAATAACAAAGACAATAACAATAACAATCGTCGTATACGCGCGCACGCGCACGCATACGCGAACGACGACGGGTTCGACGATGGTTGGTCAGAGAGAGAACGGGAGATCGTCGCCTTTTGCCGTGAGGTGGTGAAGGACATAAAGCCCGAGCAGGAACGAAAGGTTCTTGCTGCCGCCGATGGTATGGAGCTGGGAATGGTCCTGGACGCTATATCCATCGCCTACGAAAAAGGATGCAGTTCTCCCGATTACATCGTGAGCAGCATTGAGTCGCAGCGTCACCAGCCTGATCGCCGCCCCGGAAAGATATAATACAGTGCCCGCCCGGCCAACCACCGGGCGGGTATCGTCAAGGAGGACAGTATGGAAAGAGTAATTTTTGATGTCCCGGGAAAACCACAGGGCAAAGGGCGCCCCCGGGCCAGTGTTGTGGGCGGACATGCCCGCATGTACACCCCCGCCGGCACGGCTTCGTATGAAAACAAAATCATGCTCTGTTACCAGCAGAGACATGCCGGTGTTCGATTCGCACCGCCGATTGTCTTGGAGGTAGATGCATATTTTGCAATACCCAAATCCTATCCGAAGAAAAAGGCTGCACTGTGCAACCAAAATATCCTCCGTCCCACATGTAAACCGGACATGGACAATATCGCGAAAACTGTGGCCGACGCATTGAACGGTGTAGCCTACCGCGACGACAGTGCCATCGTAGAGCTGCGCGTGGCTAAGCGGTACGGAAGTCCGGAGCGTCTGGTGGTGCGTGTATCAGGTGATCTCGAACCAGAGGAGGAAGTAGTGGAGGGATTACATCATGGTTAAATCCAGAGAAGATAGCGTAATCGAAATTTGGGGAGAAAACGGCATAAACGGAGATATGGAGCGCCTGCCGGATGATCTTGGCGCGGTGATTATTCAATTCGAACCCGGGAATACTCCGGGCAATTATATCGTCGAAGTCGTGAGGAAGGAGCATCCTGACCATGAGTAAAAAACATTGCCACTCAGAAAGCACGCGACTTGGGAGAAGGCAGGATGTAGCAAAAAGCTGCTTCAATTGCGAACACTTCTTGTATTGTGGCGAGGGAGACCATGTTTGTGATCTTGAGACTTCAGCAGGCGCTATCGTGCAGCCACTCATTGACGAATGGGAACCTACAGAACACTTTTTTTATTGCGGCGGAAAGAAATGGAGGCGCGGATATGCCGATTAAGAACTACACCACAAAAATAGACGTATTCGAGAGTCTGGGAGAAATACAGGGCGCGCTTGCTCGGAACGGCGCGCGAAAAATCATGGTGGATTATGACGACCGGGGACGGCCCGTAGGAATTACTTTTGGTTTGCAAACCGCGCAAGGCGGGATGCTGTTTCAGCTTCCTGCAAACACGCCGGGGGTCATGGCTGCTTTTGAGCGGCAGAAAATTCGACCGGACGTCGAGCAGGCGGAGCGCACGGCATGGAGGAATATTCGAGATTGGATACTGGCGCAGATGGCGTTTGTAGAGGCGGGCAACGTACAGGTGGACGAAGTGTTTTTGCCGTACATGACGGATGGCAAAGGCCGCACACTGTATCAGGTGTACCAGCACGGGCAGCTGATGCTCGGGGACGGCCAGCGCCGGGAGGGTTCACAATGCGAGAAATAGCAGTACATGAGTTTAAAAAAGTGCCGCGGAATTGCTCCACATGCCTGTATGGCGGAGGCATTGGCTGCGGGAATGCGAATGTAGGAAAAGAGTATCTGGCCTATTTGTACGGATTGCGAGAATGCCCGCATTATTGGCTCGACCAGAATCGCTTTGAACCTGTTGATGGGCGCAGATGGTAGGAGGATTGACATGGAAAAATTGACCGAATACGTAGACGGCAAGTACATCAGAATTAAAGGCACAAAATCTTTGTACCCAAAGAATGAACGCGATGGTGCACCGCTAAGCAACGCAATTGCGAAGGCCCCGCTTCCCGCGGTTTCAACGAAACGTGAGAAAGAGGAACGCGAGTGCAAGGCGATTGGGATGCGGGTTGTGCAGGAGCTTCGCGCCGGCATCGACGGCCTGCACGCCTTCATAGATAATTTCGCCGGTGTGGATATCCTGAGCGACGACGAGCGCGACCTGCTCGACCGTGTCCTTTATACGGCGTCCGGATTTGCCGATGGAGTTGAGACGGGAATTGCTCTGCGGATTGGAGGGGGAAACACGTGAGAACGACTGATGATATAAAAGGAGATATTGAATTTGTAAAAGAGGATATTAGAAAGTGAGGAAAAATATGAAAAATGGAATTGTTGTAGCCTTATTGATGATGGCATGGTTAATTGTGATAGCATTGACTGGCTGCTCTACCGAAGCAGAGCGGGTATCCTACAATTTGTCTCAGCAGGCAGACAATTTCAACGATATCCGACAGGTGACAGTAATAAACTGCCTGCAAGGCGATGTCCTATTCCAGATGACGGGTAAAATGAGCATCACGGCGGATACCGAGGATAATCAGCTGGAAATCGTAGTCGAAGACGAAAACGGAGAATATAAAAAGCACTTTATCGGCCTGAGCGACAATGTCACTTATGTGGTAGAGGATGTCACATCTAAAGATGTCAACCAGTATAAGTACACGCTGAATTTCAACCCCAAAATGTGGCTCCCTGAGATTTCCACAATTGAATAGGAGGTCGTCCCATGCAAATCTTGATAAATCTGGCGCTCTTGGCCGTCGCACTGGCGGTTGTGGCCACGCTGGCCTGCATTGCCGCGGGGAGGGATGGGCGATGAAATCCGTTCGCCCGCTGGCGGTTCCACCGGTTGCGTATATAGAAAATGCAACTGCAGATGCTGTTGTAGATGTGATTTATCCAGCGATGACATATCGCAAAGGGTACACAGAGTTCAAGGCCGATAATTTACCACGTCAGGGCCGTGTGGAGTATATATCGCCACGCGGGAGGGCCACTCTGATGCTGCTCTCAAATGCGGATAATCAGCCGTTATACCGGGAATCATTCTGGATACTGAAAAGATAGCACGAGGAGGCGAAAATCACGGAGGCTGAGGAGAAAAAAGAGCGGCTGATGAAATATCTGTCGCTGAAAAAAGAAAACGAAAACCGCCGTGAACGCCTGGCACGGATGAAAGCCGGAGCTGAGATACACGGCCGTACTTACGAATATTTGAAAGATTCAGGAGCTCCCGGACGTGAAAGCGGCCGGGTAATCACGAATCCAGCCGCACCATGGCTTATGCCACAGCATACCGGTTCCGGCGGGGATGCGATGGCTAAATCTGTAGAGCAGTATCTGGAATATGAGAAAGAAATCTCTCCGCTTATCACTGCCAATGACAAGGAAATCGCATGTATCAACGCAGCAGTTCATGCGCTGAGTGATCCCATGGAAAGAGAAGTTTTGCGACTGCGCTATTTAGACGGGGACGGGGATAGTTACCGCCTTATGAGGTGGCGAGAAGTGGCCATTAGAATTTACGGAGATGATGATGCAAAGGATATTATTTCCGCGCAGCGTCTGCACGATAAAGCATTATTGGAGATAGATTTCGTATAAAATGTTGTGAAATGTTGTTGTTTGTAGTGCTTTTTGCGTGTTATCATTAAACCGTCGAAAAGCGAGACGAAAGCCGAGCTATTCACAGGAATTTCGCAAGGGCTGCCTTCGGGCGGCCCTTTTGTTATGGTCACGGTCGCTTTGCGAAAGGAGCGCAAAGTGGATTACAAAAATCAAATATTCAATATGGATTGCATTGCTGGAATGACGCTACTTCCAGACGGATGTGTAGACATGGTACTAACAGACTTGCCATATGGTATGACGGACTGCAGATGGGACAGCATTATTCCGTTTGATCTCCTCTGGAAGCAACTTGAGCGCGTTACAAAGCCAGACGGAGCAATGGTGTTTACTGCATCGCAGCCGTTCACTACAAAGTTGATTGGCAGTAATCAGAAGAATTTTCGATACTGTTGGTACTGGGTGAAAAATATGGTGACAGGTTTTCCTTTTGCCAAGTTTCAACCACTACGCTGTGTAGAAGATATTGTGGTTTTCTACCGCAAAAAACCTACATATAATCCACAGGGATTGGTTGCGACAGAAAAAAAGATTCATACAAAATCTCGCGTAATGAAAGATGATTGTGTGTACGACCAGAAAACTTTAAACAAAGAATACGAAACAAAGTACACTAATTGGCCACGGCAGACTCTCACGTTTTCGTGCCAACGTGGTGGGCTTCATCCAACGCAAAAACCGGTAGCGTTGTTTGAATATCTGGTGCGGACTTACACAAACCCGAGCCAACTTGTGCTGGACTGTTGCATTGGGAGTGGTACAACAGCTATCGCATGCCGCAATTCCAACCGTGATTTTGTAGGGTTTGAGATTGATAAAGTTCATTTTGAAACGGCACTTGAAAGGCTGAAAGAATAGAAGAAAGGGGCGGCAATAATGCCATGTATCCGAGATCCTGCTGTGCAGCAAGCCATCGCAGATGCATACATCGAAAATGGTGGAAACAAGGAGCAGGCCGTTATTGCCGCCGGTTATTCCGAGCGGTATGCCCGGGGAAATGCGTCAAAATTAGTGGCAATTAGTGGCGTTCAGGAAAAAATCAACGCAAGAAATCGAGAGCTGGAGCAATCGCGTATTGCCGACATGACAGAAATCAACAGATTTTGGAGCGATACGATGCGCAATGCTGAATATGATATCAAGGACCGCCTGAAAGCATCCGAGCTTCGCGCCCGGGCCGCAGGCGGTTTTGTTGATAAAGGGGAACACAGCGTCGAGTTGAAAGTAAAAAATCCATTTGCAGAGTTGACAACGGAGGAGCTGCGGAGGCTTGCGGAGTATGAATAGGCAGGAGATTGCAATGCATGCGCGCATCGAATTGGCGCGGCGCTGCTTTTGGGACTACTGCCGGCTGCGTGCCGGAGACTTCTATAAGCCGGACCGCCCGCATCTGGTGCGCTTGTGCAATGAGCTGCAAGCCTTTTCGGAGAGCAATGAAAAAGTGATGATCGTGTGCGAGCCGCCGCGGCACGGAAAAAGCCGTACCGCCGGACTGTTCACAGAATGGCTGTTTGGCCGCGATAATACTGTGAAAGTAATGACCGGCAGCTACAACGAAAACCTTTCCTCTACGTTCTCCAAGGGCGTGCGCAACGGCATCAGCGAGCAGAAAGCAGACCCTGACGTTATAGTTTACAGCGATATCTTTCCGGAAACTCGCATCAAATACGGCGACGGCGCTACGAACCGCTGGGCACTGGATGGGAATCATTCGAGCTACCTTGCCACAAGCCCGAAGGGGACGGCAACGGGCTTCGGTGCGACGTGGCTCATCATCGATGACCTTATCAAACTGGCGGAAGAGGCATTCAACGAGAACGTTCTGGAATCCCATTGGAAGTGGTTCACTGACACCATGCTCTCACGTTTGGAGGAGGGCGGGAAAATCCTCATCATCATGACGCGGTGGGCCAGTGGAGACTTGGCCGGGCGAGCGATGGAGCATTTTACAGGGGCCGGCGAAAAAGTCCGGATGCTGGTTGAAAAAGCACTGCAGGACGACGGCACTATGTTGTGCCCTGAAATATTGAGCCGTGAAAGCTATGAGATGAAAGTGCGGCCCATGAGCCCGGAAATCGCGTCTGCAAACTATCAGCAGATTCCCATTGACCTGCAGGGCAGGCTATACCAGTCTTTCAAAACATACGCCACACTTCCCTGCAAGCCGGATGGCAAGCCTATCCCGCTGCAGATACGCAACTACACCGACACCGCCGACCAAGGCGAGGATTATCTGTGCAGCATCACATATGCGGACTACAACAACGAAGCACTTGTGCTGGATGTGTACTTTACCAAGGCCGGGATGGAAGTGACCGAAGAAGAGACCGCGCGCAGGCTTGCGGAAACAGGGTGCCAGGCTGCACGCATCGAGAGCAACAACGGCGGCCGTGGATTTGCCCGCAACGTAGAGCGCATTCTGCGTGAAAAATATCGTTCAAACCGCTGCCGGATCGAATGGTTCCATCAAGGGGAGAACAAAACCGCACGCATTCTGACGCATGCTACATGGGTGTGCGATCACATGTATTTTCCGGCCAACTGGAAAGACCGCTGGCCGGAATTTTACAAATCCATGTACAGATACCAGAAAGAGGGCAAAAACGCCCACGACGACGCACAGGACGCGGCCACAGGCGTCGCGGAGCAATTCAATAAACCAAGCGGATGGGGGTTTTCTTCCGGCCGCATTGTGTAGCAGGAGGAAAGATGCATGCTTCAAATGAATCAGAAAGCCCTGGAGGCTTATAGCGCCGAGAATATCCAAAACCTGGTGGACAGGATCGCGCCTATTCTGGAGTACCGCCGCGAGATGTACAAGCGGTATTCCCGCAAAAACGGACTGTATGAGATCATCGGAGACGACGGCCAAAAGAAAACGGTGCCTTTTGAATACTACATCGCCAATATGGTGACCGGATACCTGAGCGGGAAAGCACCGCAGTACAATGTGCGCTGCCGTAATTGCGGAGAGGGCGGAGTGCACGATGAAGTGTATATCCGTGCGTTCAAATCCGCCATTGACCATATTCGCCGCTACAACGACGACGGGGCCACGTACATGGAGCTTGTGCGGGATTATGTCATCATGAGCGGCGCCTATTTGTATGTGTACGAAAACAGCGACAACGAAATCGTGTATACCCGTTTCGATTCAAAGCAGACAGTGGGCATATGGGATTACTCGACGCCTGCAAATCTGGTCGGGCTTGTGCGCATGTGGAAGGAAGAGGACGACGCTGGGAATCCTCAATCCGTGATCGAACTTTTGGCGCAATCGGGTACGCGCATGTTCCGTTCTTCTTCGGACGGTTACAAGGAGGAAACCGGAGACAATGGCTCCACTTTATGGGACGGCATCCCTGCCGTGGCGTTTGAAAACCCGGACAACATCGCCATTTTTGAGCCTGGCCTGAGCGACATCAAAGACTTTGAGCAGATTCGCAAAAATATCCGCAGCATGACACAGGAAAACGATGAGGCAAAGTTGCTGCTGAGAGGCTACAGCTATGAAAATCCGGCTACCATCCTGAATGAGCAGGGAGAAATGGTTCCCAATCCGGCCCGCCTTGTGGAGGAACGGGCCATTCTGAACGCCCGCACCATCTCGGTGGACGATGATGGAGATATCCACTGGCTGCTGAAGGACGTCAACTATTCCGGCTTGCTGGATGTACTGAAAAGCCTGCACGATGAGATCACGATGCTGACAGGCGTGCCCAATATGACGGATGAGGCGTTCGCCAATGCGGACAACGCAAGCGCGCTGGGATATAAGCTGTATGCTCTGGATCAGTACACGGCCAGCATGGACCGGATTTTCCGGAAGGGGTATCTGGCTTTGTGGGAGCTGATCTGCGGACGCCTTGCCAAGAAAGGGCGGAAATTTGATTTTCGCGACATCGACGTTGTGATGCAGCGGAATATTCCGACCGACAAGGATAAATCCATCAACCGGGCGGCTGCAATGAAAACCAGCGGCCTGTTCAGCGACGAGACATGCATCAGCGAGAGCCAGGTGGAGGTGGACCCTGCGGAGGAGATCGCCAAGCGTGACGCCGAAGCAGCGGCGAACTATGAGCTTGCCGTGGAGCGGGCAAAGGAACTTGGAGACGAAGACGATACACCCGGACAGGATGATGGCAAAACAGGCGAGGACGGGGATTTGAATGGCACAGCAAGGCCGTAACAATAATACATATGGCTTTGACGAGCTGGCCTTCTGGCGGCCCATCGACGCGGAGAACAGGCCCGTATACAGGGCGGTCCTGCGGGAAAGCCGCGTGATACAGGACGAAGCCCAGGATATCCTCAACCGTTTTGCCGGGCTGTCCATGATGGGGCTTCTGCCCAGGGCGCAGGTGGAACGGCTGCACCGGGACATCACACGCTGGAAAAAACAAGGGGAGAGCACCGGCGAGCTGCGGCTGCTGATGCAGGACGCCCAGCGACGAACAAGAATGCGCTGCGACGAGGCAATGCTGCTGTACCTGATGCACGTCATTTCTGACAGCTATGACAGAATTTCAGAGGTAGACCGCGACGCGCTCCTAAGCGCCTCCAGAATCGCCTACAAGCGCGCTTTTGCCGAGGGGAATGAAATTACACAACTCGGAACAAAAAACGCTCCCGGGGCCAAATTTGTGCGCGATACGCTTTCCAACAATCCGCTGCCCACGGGCCTGACCTATAAGCAGGCGTTGGCAGCAGATGCGGCGTACCGGGCAAGAGAAATCACCAAGCAGGCCGTTGTTGATTCCTCCCAGGGGAAAGAGCTTTCCATGGACAGCGAACCGATGCAGGCTGTTTTGAAACGGCAGCGGGCGTGGCAGCTCCGAGAAGTGCAGAAAACGCCGGAGGGCAGATTCGCGGGCTACTACGATATGGTGATGGGCTTTATCGTGGGACACACAGTGGTTCAGGCGTTCATGGATGCAGGCGTGAAAGCGTACCGGTTCATAGCGACCATCGACGACCGCACAACGGACGAATGCCGGGCGCTGCACGGCAAGGTGTTCCGGATGGAGGAGCTGAAGCTTGGCATCAACGCCCCGCCCGTGTATCCTCCGCCGCACCCCTGCCGCAGCGTGATCCAGGCGGTTGAGGTGGATGCGGAGGGGGTGCCCGCTGCTCGCGGTTCAGATGTATTTTCTGGCTCTGGCGAGAAAGTCTATTACGACCCATCTTACGACTATTCCGTTCGCATCCCACGTTACAACGACATGGTGAATGAATCGATAAGCACAGCATGCGAAGATGTTGCCAAACGCGGTACAGAGGATGGATGTGAACACATGCGCCTCATTGATGCAGACACGGGAGAGCTTGCGTATACAGAAGACGGGACGATGGATGACCCTGAAGCGGTGGGCGGAGATAGTTTCTGGGATTTTGCGAGAAATAATAAAGACCGGAGGTTTGTGTTTGTCCACAATCACAATGAAGCGCAGCCCCTTTCCGAAACGGATGTTCAAACCCTATTGACTACTCCGTGCATCGATACAATGGTTGCTGTGCAAAATGATGGTGTAAAGTATATTGCTCCCAAAAATGAAGGTGTGAAACTTAACTCATTCTTATTAGATCCGCTCTATCCTGAGATTGAAAAAGAGTTGCGCATTCGTTCACAGAATGGTATGCTTGCTTCAGAGCGTTCCATTGTCCGTTGGGAGATGCTTTTTGAGCGGTTGAAACAAGATTACTTAGGAGAGTATTACGAAGATGGAAAATAAGGAAGTTTGGCGTCCGCCTGCAGTCATTAGAGATGTTCCATATTGGCATGATGGAATGACCCCGGATGAATACGACGAGGAACGCATCTATTTTGCGGAGCATTTTATAGACTGGCAATATGGCCGATACAAACCTTTGTGGAAACAAAGAAATAAGGGCTGAAGATGGGAATTTTAACTGAGGAAGCAAAAAAAGAACTCACCAAACTGGAGCAGGAGTACAAGAGGCAACTTAATGAACTTATGAAAGGCACTCCATCCGCTCCTTTTTCACATGAAAAGTACAAAGAACGCGGAATCCTATACAGGGAATATTGCCAGAAAGTCTCTCAGGCAATAAAGCGATATAGCAGCAAGGACTAAACCACCACCCGCCGGGCGGTGGTTTTTTCATGCCCAAAATTCAATCAATAGCACAAGGCCCACGCTTCAGCGACGGGCCTTTTGTTATACACGCATCCGAAAAAATAAGCCGGCGGGCGTAAAGCGCAAATAAGCCGCGCGGGCGTAAAACGCAGGAGAAGAACATGGACGAAAAGAACATCACACAGGAACAGGCCGCCGCGGCGGTTCAGGACGCGCAAGCCCAGGAACCTGCGGCGAGCGCCGGCGATGCACAGCAGCCCGCTGCACCTGCTGCCGCTCCGGAGAAAAAGCCGGAGCGCACGTTCACCCGGGAGGACGTGAATAAAATGATCGCCGCAGAGGTCGGCAAGGCCCTCCAGAAGCAGCAGGAGGCCGACAGGCTGGCGAACATGACCGAAGCCGAGCGCGTACAGCACGAGCATGACGAGGCCATCCGGCGGGCCGATGAAGCGGAGCAGGCGCTGAACGCCTACAAGCTGCAGGCCGAAGCATCCAAGCTGGCCAACGCCGCCGGGCTGCCCCTGGAATTTCTGGACACCATCGACTTCCGCACCGCCAAGGCCGAAACGGTGAAGGGGACTGTTGAAAATCTGGCGTCCGTGTTCAAAAAGGCGGTTGAGGCCGCTGTAAATGAGCGCCTGAAGCAGCCCGCGCCAAAGACCGTGGCTGCGCAGATGCAGACCGAGCGCCAGCGGCTTGAGAAACAGGCCGCTGACCGAAACGTGCCGCTGGCCCAGCGGGTGGCGGCGAAGAACAAACTTTTCAGCATTCCAAAGGAGGACTAAAAGACTATGGCAAACATTACGACCACGGGCACCGTTTGGAACCTGCCCAACTATGCGGGCGAGCTGTTCACTGCCGATGCGGTGAATACCCCTATCCTGTCGGCCATTGGCGGCCTGACCGAAGGCGGCATGCAGACGGAGGACTTCGAGTTCCCGACCGACAGCCAGTACAATTTCCCCGAAGCGGCACAGCCCGCGATCACGGAGACCGCGTCTCTGACCGCACCCGCTCCCGTCGGCATCGTGCGCAGCCAAAATACCAACGTGACGCAGATCTTCCACGAATCCGTGGATATCAGCTACGTGAAGATGTCCAACGCCGGACGCATGAGCGGCCTGAACACCGCCGGGCAGGAAAACAATGTGCCCGACGAGAAAGATTTCCAGATTGCCAAGGCGCTGCAGAAGATTGCCCGCGACGTGGAGTACACCATCATCAACGGCGTATACGCCAAGGCTACCGCTGCGAATGTGGCCAGCAAAACACGCGGCCTTCTGGCGCTGTGCGCCGGCGACGGCGGCACAAACGTTGCGGCCGGAAACAAAGCTCTCACCAAGGCGCTGATGCAGCAGCTTTTCAAGGCCATGTATGATGCGGGCGCCATCTTCAGCAACATGGTTTTGTGGACCGGCAGCACGCAGAAGCAGCTCATCACGGATATCTATTCCTATGCGCCGACGGACCGCAACATCGGAGGCACCAACATCAAGCAGATCGAGACGGACTTCGGAAACATCGGTATTGCCCTGGACCGTTTCATGCCGCAGACGGCGGTGCTCGCCGTAGAGATGAGCGCCGTTCGTCCGGTGTTCCAGCCTGTGCCGGGCAAGGGCAATTTCTTCTATGAGGAGCTTGCCAAGACGGGCGCCAGCGAGAAAGGCCAGATCTTCGGCCAGTTCGGCTTGGACCATGGTCCTGCGTTCCTGCACGGCTCCATCACCGGCCTGACCTGATAGGAGGAAACGGATATGACGCCTGATGAAATCATGAAAATGGAAGGGATCGCACCGGAGCTGCGCAAGGTTCTCGCGGAAATGGTTTCCGGCACCGCGTCGCTTGACGCTCGTGTAACCGCGCTGGAAGAAGCCGCGGAGCCCGGCTCGTAAGGGAGGCTGATGCGCGATGAAGCCCGAAGAAAAGGAAATGCAGCTTGACATCATCCGACGCCAGTTGGGATTGTCCGAAGCGGGCGAGGAGCTTGGCGACCTGTTCGACGGGCTTCTCGCCTCCGCCCTGATGCACAGCAACCGCACCAGTACCCCGGATGCGCTGCTGAAGCTGGTGCGGGACGCCGTATGCGCATCATGGCGCCGCCGCGGCGATGAGGGCAGCACCGGCAGCACGGCGGGCGGCCAAAGCTATACCTACGAAGATATTGAAGCCACGCTGCACAAAAATATCGTGGCCGCAGGATTGCGGGTGCTGCGCTTATGAGGCTGGAAAATAACAGCATCGTGTGGGTGACAACGCCCCATACCGCGCGGATCAGAGCGCAGGAGGAGACTGTATACACCCGCCTGCGTGCGGTGGAGATCAATGTTCAGACTGACCGCTCCGAAGTCGATGTCCAAGCGTATGGCAAGACCGTGAACGAGCTTATAAAGCTGCGCAGCGAAACGCCGCCGGACATAGGTAAGGATGACCGTCTGTACCTGACGCAGCCAGCGGTGCAGCGCACCGTAGAGATACACGGGGAAGCCCTGGAGGATTACGGGCAGGGAGAATACCGTGTAGAGGCCGTGCGCAGCGCGTTCATAGGCGGCATACATCCTAAAAATCCAACGTTGATAGAGGCGGTGCGTGTGAAATGGTGACCTTCGATTTCAAACGTACAGGGCCGGGACTGCAGCGTATTATCGACGGCTTGCCGGGAGCGGCGGAGCGCGGTGTGCGGCGCGCTTTGGACGACACGGCGAAGCTGGCCATCCGGCTGGCTCCCAATATTGTTGGAAAGTGCATCAAAGTCGAGATGCTGAACAGTGATACAGGCGAAATCGTCGGGCGCGTATACACCGATACCGGCGTCACGAGCTTCGCGCCGTATGTGGAATTTGGAACAGGCGTCAAAGTGGACGATCAGGGCAATCCCGAGGCCATACGCCTCAAGCGTGCCAAGCAGATTCCGTGGTTTATCCATGTGAGCATGGTGCCGCGCAGTTTCGCAAAATACGGATATCCGCTTATCGTGGGGCGCGACGGGGCGCAATACTGGGTCGTAGACGGCATGAAGCCGCATCCGTATTTCCACCCGGCGGCGTTCAACCGCCGCGGGGACAACGTAGACGCCGTGAAGCAGGAAATCATCGCCCTTGTGACCGGAGGAGGTGGCGTGACTGATGCTTCATAGGAGCGCCAAACACCGTTTTTCGCGCAGCGAAAACCGAGATGGAATCGAGGAGGTGTCGCCCAATGAATGACCCACTGCACACGCTGAATCAGGCGGAGCTTGCCGTGATGTTCTGGCAGGCAGTGGTGGATTCGGGCCTGTTCCCGGACGGAGAAAGCGTGATGCTGGAAAATCCAAGCACCCGCGCCGTATTTCCGTGCTGCACACTTTCCGTGCCGCTGGCGCGCCCCCTGTATATGGGGAGCGCCTACGATATCTCTATCACGGTTGAGGTATGGGCGGATAAGCAGCTCGATGCCGTACGCCTGTTTGAACAGCTCCGCGCCGAGCTGGAAACGCTGAACCTGCGGCAGACCGGGAACGTGCCCAGCCAGCAGGACGATATCACGGAAAAATGGCGTTTCGGCGGGTACTTTGAGGTCCGCTGGAACGCCATCGACAACACTTTTGAAAGAAACAACTGAACTGGAGGGATATACTTTGGCGAAATACAATGCAGAATTTACGCCTCCGTCCGCAACGATGCTGACCGAGCTTTACTATGCGGAGACGGACACCGTTGCGCCCACTCAGGTGTTCGGCGTACAGGGCATCCCGGAGGTGGACACGCCCCCGGACGACATCACATACCGCACGCTGGAAAGCGACGTCGAGTACGGCGTCCCGGGCGTGAAGCCGTTCAGCGCCATCGAGGTGGAAATTCTCTACTACAAAGAGCAGTACACGGCGCTGAAAGCGCTGGAGGGCAAAAACCTGTTCTGGTATGTAAAGCTGCCGGACAACACCGCCGGAAGCACGCCCGCGGCAAAATCACTCGTGAAAAAGTGGAAAGGAGATTTCCGCATCACGCTGGCGGCCCTGGAGCTGGACGACATGGTGAAATGTACGCTGAAAATCTATAAGGCCACTGCACCTGAAGATCTGACGACCGGACTTCCCACCGGAGACGGCGGCTGATACTCGATGGACTACCTGACGGTAGTCCGCAGCATATGCTTGCAACCGTATGCTGCGGAGTGCCGTTTCGGCCTGAAAATACACAACGATCTGGAGGAAATGCAAATGCTTATCGCAACAAAAGAAAAAGAAGTGGAACTGAAGCTGAAAACCCGCTTGATGCTGCTCCTGGAGGAACGGCTGCATATCGAGGACACGCAGCTCTTTTGGCAGAAGGCCGCGCAGGCAGGGAACATCCGTATCCTGACCACAGCGGTACTGATTCTTTCCGACGGCGCTCTGAAGAAGCTGGAGGACGCCGCGGACCTGCTGGACGCATATCTGGAGGAAAACAGCGAGGTGTCGGTACAGAATTTGTACATCGACCTTTTGACGGAGATCAATGAACGCGGTTTTTTCGGCCGGAAGATGACGAAGGAGCGCCTGAAGGCATGGCTGGAGGAACCGGCGCTGGAGTTGGGCGAGATCGTCAACCGCGCGGTGGACAAGGTAGCCGAGGGCATGGTGGCCTCCGAACTTGGCGCGCGGTAATCGACGCCAGCCGGGCGGCCGCCTATGCATGCGGTATATCCCCGCTGGAATTTGGGGAAATGACGCACAGGGAGATAGGCGAATACGTGCAGGCACAGAATGATCGGCAGGAAGAGGACTTCAAGAAACAGGCGATTCTGTTGGATGGCCTTTACCGGCAATGGATATCCACACAGCAGAAAAAACCGAGAGTGCTCAATCTGAAAGAACTGTATCCGAGCCTGTTTGGGAAAAAGTCTCCCAGGCATATGACGCCGGAAGAACGGCGCGCCGCCGAAATTGAAGCATGGACAAAATTTTTGATGGGATGACCCCGGCAGATTCTGCCGGGGTATTTCTGTATGTCACCAGGGAGGTGAGGACACATGGCGGTCACCGTAGAAGAGCTTGAGATCATCGTCAAGGCAAAGGCAGATGAAGCTCTTCCAATACTGGAAAAAGTGCAGGCAAAACTGAATGAGATCATGAAGAAATCTCTGCCTGCGCTGCAGCAGGCCGCCGGTACGGCCGCCGATGTAACGGAAAAGGCGGTAAAGAATGTTGAAAAGCCTGTGAAGGAGGCCGCGGAGGCGCTGGAGACAGTTTCTTCTAAGAGCGTTTCTGCGGGAAAATCGGTCGGCAAATCGTTTGCAGCGGCACAGAAAAGCCTTGCCAAAACGGAAGCCGAAATCGATGCTGTAAACGCTGCACTGGATAGGATACGAACCGAAAAGCGCGACAACTATATCCCGGAAGGAGCACCCAATCAGCAATATGTATTGGAGAGTCTTCTGGCACAGGACAAAGAATACCAGAAATTACTTCAGCGCAGCGATGAACTCGTGCACCTATGGGATAGACAAAACACGGAGCTTGAGCGCCAGAAAAAATTGCTGGAAGAATCCAGACGCAAGCAGGATGAGATTGCAACCCAGCAAGCGAAAAATACCGCTCCATCTCCGAAGCGCTCGTCTTCTTTGGCACGTCCGGTCAACGCAGATTATATTTCTCCTGATACATATGGAACGGAATATGAATCTCTCGTAAATGCAGTAAATAAGGCCAATTATGCTTTGGAGGCGCAGCGGCAGAAATATGCGGCTCTGCGAGCCGAAAGAACGGCGCTTTTGAGCATGGCAACCAACGAAGCCAGTGCAAACGGCAGGCCATCTCCTGAAACTTTGGCCCGCATTGATGATTGCACGGCCCGCCTGGAACGCGAACGCCTTGTACTGGACCAGGTATCTGCATCGGCACGCAAGGCCGAAACTGCATTAGATTCAGCTCTTGGTGAAAACGACACAGAGAGCTGGAGTGAAAAAGCGCACGCGGCGCTCAATACAGTGAAACAAGGGCTACTGAACATTGGAAAGATGTCCGCTGGCATGGCAGTTGGCGGTGTAAAAACGCTTTTCTCAAAATTATTTGGCTGGTGCAAAAAAGGTGTTTCCATGCTGGGGAAACTAGGAAAATCGGTTCTCGGGTTCCGTTCAGGCATGAAAAAAGCAAACGGCGGCGTCCAGAGCTTCGGCACCCGCCTGCGCAGCATTGTGTCCGGCGCTCTGATTTTTAACGGGATATCCGCAGCCCTGCGGAAAATGACGGAATACCTGAAAAGCGCCATTTTGAGCACGCAGCAGATGCGCGGCGCCATGAGCAATCTGAAGGGGGCGGCGTCTGTCGCGGCGGCGCCCATTATACAAACCCTCACGCCCGCACTGTCGGCGCTGGCAAACGCCGCGGCGACGGTGTTTTCCTACATCGCAAAACTTATCAGTCTGCTGACAGGGAAGAGCATCAGCAGCATGAAATCCGCTGCGAAATCCATGCACGGCTACGGCAGCGCGGCAGGGAGCGCGGCCAAGGACGTAAAGGACCTGCAAAAGGCCAATAACACACTCGGCTTTGACGAATTGAATGTGATCGACACGGGCAAGGAGGACGACGCTTCAAGCGGCGGTGGTAGTGGCGCGGATGAAATACTTCCGAACTTCGATTTTGAAGGGAAATCCACACTGCTCGACCAGGTGATCGAGGCCATAAAGGGTGGAGACTGGGAAGGGGCCGGGGCGATTCTCGCCGAGAAAGCCAACAGCATTCTGAATTGTTTCGACGCCAACGGCTGGGGGAAAAGGTTCGGAAAGAAGCTGCAGAACGGCATCTCTTTCGCGTATGGGCTTATCACCACGTTCGACTGGAACAGCCTGGGCGCGAAACTGGCCGGGCTTGTCAACGGTACGCTGAGCCAAGTCGACGGCGCACAGGTCGGCGCGCTCCTCGTTTCAAAATTCACGATTGCCATCCGCACGCTGGGCACTTTTCTGGCCGAGCTGGACTGGGCGCAGGTGGGACAGGTCCTGAGCGACGGAATCATCGGCGCATGCAACGCGCTTGTCGATGCGATTCACAGCGTAGACTGGAAGTCCATAGGAACCGGCATAAAAGATATGCTGTGCAATATCGACTGGCCGGGTGTGTTTTACGCGGTAGGTTCGGTCATAGGTGCGGGATTCGGCGCACTGTGGGGAGTTATCCAGGGCGCGTTTTCGGATTTGTGGAGCTGGATCAAAGAGCAGTTCTTCGCAGGATTCGACCAATTCGTGACCGGCGAAGGAAACCCGGAAGAGCTTGGCGTTCAGCTCATCACCGGCCTGCTCAATGGCATCTGGAGCGTTATAAAAGGCATCTGGGACTGGATATACAAAAACATCTTCAAGCCGATCGGGGACGGAATCGCGGACGCATTTGACATGCACAGCCCGAGCCGTGTAGCCGAGGGCTGGGGCAGAAATATCATGCTCGGCATGTTGAACGGTATAACAGCTATCTGGACGAAAATCACGGCATGGCTGGATGATATCAAAAATGGTTTTATCTCTGTATGGGAAGGTATCAAAAACGCTTTGCGGCCCATCATCAACGGCATCATCGGGTTTATGAACGGGATGATTTCCGGCGTCGTGAGCGGGATGAACGCAGTGATAGACGTTCTCAACCACCTGAATGTGCATATCCCGGATTGGGTTCCGCTGTTCGGCGGGAAAAGCATCGGATTTTCCCTTACTCCCATTACCGTGCAGCAGATTCCATTGCTGGCCACCGGTGCAGTCCTAAAGGAACCGACGCTCTTCGCGGGCGGCGAATATCCGGGTGCGAACAACAACCCGGAGATTGTTGCACCGGAGAGCCGGATGAAAAAGGCTTTTCTGGAAGCTCTGGGTTCCGCGAACGCAGCAGGATTTGGCGGGGATATCGTTGTGAACGTCACCGAAGAGATAGACGGAGAAGTGCTTTATCGCAACCAGCACCGCATCAAAATGAACCGTGGCGCGTCTGTGGGCGGCGTGTTCGCAGAAGCATACTAGGAAAGAGGCGATTGACAAGATGGAAGAAAAAACAGGGTATATCTATCTTGGCTCATCACCGGCGACAGATCGTGAGAATTATGCAATTATGGTGCCTTACCCGGATGAAGGCAAGGCACCTTTTGAAACGTCCCGCATGGTGGACAGTGCACGTAACGCCAACGGAGAAGTGGTAGGGCGACAGGTGGGACGCAGCGTCCACAAGCAAAGCCTGGCCTGGTCCGTCATGCCGGTAGAAAAATGGTGGGAAATGAACCGCTGGTTTGAGCAGGGACATTTTACTTTCTACTGCCACTACTTCAACCATAACGTTGGCCGCTGGGAAACGCGGCTTTTTTATTTGGGCGACGTGAAAGCAAATCCTTTTGTGGTGAGCACGGAAACGGGTGAACCGCGATTTTACCGCGACGCGTCGTTCAACGTCATTGACTGCGGGGTGGTGTGATTGCAAAAGACATCATCGTTGTACCAGGCGGCGGTGCAGGAGCAGATTGCGCCGCAAGGATACATCCGCATCACCTTCGGTCTGACGGACACCGACGCGGCCGCGACCTGCGCGCCGCCGGAAACGGCGCCAGGCACATTCTACTCGCGCCCAGACACGATGCTGCTGGAGGACGGCACGCCGCGTGCAACCTACGCCACCTTTGAGCCGGGGCGCATGCGGGCTGATGGTTCGCAGCTGATTCCGCCCAAGCCCGGCTCCGCCGACCTGCGGCCCGAGGGGTTTGTGTCTGCGGCGCTTTGCGGCGCGGACGGCGCTTTTGCTGCGGAGGACGTTCCGGGCATTGTGCTGACGTTTTCCAAAATGCACACCGTGCCTGGTTTAACATTCACATTTGACCCGACCTGCGGGGACTGGCCCGAGGAAATGCACCTGACGGCCAGCCGGGAGGGAGCCGTATTTTTCACGGCGGATTACACGCCGGACGCGGCCGTATACACCACGCCCGATGCCATCGAGCGCTTTGACGCGCTGGCGTTCACATTCCCGCGCATGACAAGGCCGTACCGCCGCATGCGGCTGCAGCAGCTGATGTTCGGCTTCGGTCTTGTGTTTGACAACAAGCTGGTACAGAATGCAACGCACAAACTGGATGTGGACCCCATTTCCCGCCGCCTGCCCACAAATTCGTTTGATTTTACGATCGTCAACATCAACACGCTGACGGGCACAGGCGGTCAATATCTCTACGACCCGGACAACGCCTCCGGCATCTACAAGTACATCTCCGAACAAAACCCGGTGAAGGTGGAGTACGGCCAGTACCTTGCCGGGGGCATGACGTGGAAAGACGTTGCGGCGAACACTTGGGCGGAGCTGGAACTGAACGGCTGGCGCGAAGTGTACGAGGGCGGTGTGACGGAATGGGTGCCCGGCGGGCGGTACTACCTGACGGGCCAGCCCACAGTGGACGGGCTGTCGGCCAGTTTTAAGGCGCAGGACGCGCTTTCGGGGCTAGACGACACTTACTATAAAGGGGTATATGCTCCGGCCGGGCGCACCCTATACCAGCTTGCGCTGGATGTGCTGGAGGACAGCGGCCTTGCACCGTTCAGCGGCACCGCGCCGCCCTGGAAGCTGTGGGAGGGGCTCGCGGACTTCACAACCACCGCGCCCCTGCCCGTGAAAAAGCACAAGGAGCTGCTGCAGCTCATCGCCCACGCGGCGTGCTGCGTGCTGTACACCGACCGGGAAGGGTATATCCGCATCGAGCCAGCCAACGACGTGCAGGACAATTTTAAATTGGATTTCCACACGATGCTGGCACGTCCCAAGGTGAGCCAGATCCCCACGCTATGGGCCGTGGAGTGCCCGGCGTATACTTACGCGCCAGAGGCAGCAGCCAGCGAGCTACACAAGGAAAGCTATACCGTAAACGGCACGCTGGAGCTGCATCTGACCTTTTCGCAGGCGGCGGACGTATCCGTTGCCGTTTCAGGGGCTACGGTGGCCGCTAAGGCTGTTTTTGCGGGCGCAGTGGATTTGACCCTTACCGGGAGCGGTGAGGCTGTTGTGACGGTTACAGGGCGCAAGCTGGAAAGCAGCGCCCGCACCGTGACGGCACCCGTGGAAAGCCCGGACGAAAACGGCAGCGTGGAGACGCTGGACAACCCCCTCATTACCGACGCCGCGCATGCGCTTGCGGTGGCCGAATGGGTACGGGACTGGCTGCTTTTGCGCAATACCTACGAATTTGAGTATCGGGGCAGCCCGGAGCTGGACCCTGGAGACCTGATCTGGCTGGAAAGCCAGTTCGCGCCTTTCGCCGCGCCGGCGCGCGTACTCAAAAATGAACTGGCGTTTGACGGCGGGCTGAAAGGAAAAATGATTGCAAAAAGGATGGTGGAAGAATGAGACGCAGCAAATACTACAACATGCGCCTGCCGGAGCGCGGCGCACGGGAGGGCGAGGCAAACGATGCGGCGGATATCGAGGATCTGACCTATGATCTTGAAATAATCGACAAAGAAATGGAGCGCCAGCGTCTGGAAGATGTGCGGATGGAAAAGGAAAAGGCCACAAAGCTGGAATTGTCGCAGCATAAATCCGCCGCCGTGCTGGACCACCCGGATAACAGTGTCACGGACGCAAAGCTCGGACAGCGCACGGTACTGACGACCAGCGGCCCGCTGCAAACGCTGCTGACGGCCATCGGCAACGCAATCAAGGCCATCAGCGGTGCGGACACATGGAATGGCACGCCCGCCACCACGCTGACGGAGGCAAGGGCACATATGGACAGCAAGAGTAATCCGCACGGTGTGACAAAGACACAGGTTGGGCTTGGAAATGCGGACAATACCAGCGATGCAAACAAACCCGTAAGCACCGCACAGGCCGCAGCCATCAAAGTGGTGCAGGATGACGTGAACGCGCACAAGAGCGATACATCAAATCCACATGCTGTTACCAAGGCACAGGTTGGGCTTGGCAGTGTGCCGAATGTTCCCACGAACGACCAGACGCCCACCTATACCGCCGCATCTGCGCCGGCGGCTCTGGCCAGTGGTGAAAAGCTCTCTGTGGCCTTTGGAAAGCTGGCCGCATCGGTGTCGGCACTTATCGCACATCTGGCGGACGGTGTGAAGCATATCACCGCCGCCGAACGCACGAAATGGAACGGGGCTGTTGACGCCCAGCACAGCCATATCAATAAGGCTTTGCTGGATACCTACACGCAAACCGAGGCGAACCTTGCGGCGGCGGTAACAGCCAAACACAGCCATTCCAATAAAAATGCGCTGGACGGCATTACAGCGGCGATGGTGACTACCTGGAACACGGTGAGCAGCAAGCTGCCACTGGCGGGCGGCACGTTGACGGGTTTTCTTACGCTACATGCAGCGCCTACAGCCAACATGCACGCGGCTACAAAAAAGTATGTGGATGACAAAATGGCGGCTTCCGGCAGCGGCGACATGCTGAAGAGCGTATATGACACCAACGAGGACGGCGTAGTGGATAAAGCTGAGACTGTTCCATGGTCGGGCGTGACGGGAAAACCATCGACATTCCCGCCGTCAACGCACACACATACAAAAAACCAGATCACGGATTTTCCCGCGTCTTTGAAGAATCCAAACGCGCTGACCATCAGCCTGAACGGAACCAGCCAGGGCGCCTATGACGGAAGCGCGGCAAAATCCATCAATATTACTGCGGCCGGCGTGGGGGCTTTGCCGAGCGAGGGGACAGCCGCAGACGCAAACAAACTGGGTGGACATTCTCCCCAATGGTGGATGCCCACGGGCATGGTTGTGCCATATGCAGGCGCTGCCGCTCCTGATGGCTGGCTGCTTTGCCAGGGCCAGGCAGTCTCCCGCACTACCTATGCGCAGCTCTTTTCCGTCATCGGAACGACCTACGGCTCCGGCGACGGTTCCACCACTTTTAACCTCCCTGACATGCGCGGAAGAGTGGCGGTAGGTTCCGATGCTAATTTAGGTGCGAAAGCAGGCGCA